TAAATATAAATAACCAGCACCATTTGGTAATGATAAGACATTATCTTCATCATAATTTTTACCCATTGATGTCCGCTTATATAATTTAATTGCAAGAGGCATAACCATATCTTCTAATGCAGTTACAGTATCTATTGTAACATACTTGTATGGTTGACCTGCTTCTTTAATTGCTTTACCAGCTTCTAATAGTTCTTGTAAAGATTCTACTTTAATTTTTAAAGCTTCAACATAATCTGCTCCAGATTCTAGATCAATAATTAAATTATTGTCTAATCCTGCAAAAGCACTTGTTTTACCTGTTTTAGGTTTTGAATAAATTATTAATCTTTTAGGATTTATTCTATCAACTCCTAATTTTTTAGTTGGAAGTACTATACTCATAATTTTTGTGCTAATTTTTGAAATTCTCTAGCTATTGTTTTAAGAATATCAGAAGTTGATTCACTCTCATCATTGTTTAAAACTATTATATCCTCTTCTTTTGAAGGAAATTTTTCTTCAAAGTCTGGAAATAACCTGTTTTGTAATTTTGGGAGATTGATTTCTTCTTCCTTAGCTTTTACTTCAGCTGTTGTTTTTCTTTTTTCATGTACATTATATGGAAGCTCTGTTCCATCTTTTAAAATTGCAATCATTTCAGAAACAGGAATTGTATATAAACTATAAGGTTCTCCTTTATAATTTGTACCTTCTTTTCTTTCATATTCCTCTAAATAAAAAGGATTATGTTTAAACTTATATAATTGTCTATCTTCTGTAAAAGGAGTTACATCTATAAGTACTCCATTGTTATCATTTACATTATCATAAAACTCAATATAAATGTCTTGTTCTTTTTCTAATTCAGATTCAAAAAGCTGAAAATGTCTACCAAATTTACCTTTTTGAAAAAAAGCAGTTTTAATAATAAAAAAAGGATCATTTAAATTAAGTACCTTAAATATAGGCATATGTTCAACATAAAATTCTTTTTCTTTTTGTTTTCTTATATTCATTTATTCATATTTAAATTGACATTTTTTTTGTGGCTTGTGCCGGTGTTGGTATTTCAATTATTCTCATATTACTTCTGTCTAATTGAAAAAAACTTATTCTGGTAGTACCATTCCTTGATTTGATAAAATGAAATACTAATATGTCCTCATCTGTAATAAGAAATCTTTCTGGACCATACTGTCTTATTTTTCTAATTGAAGGTTTGTTAATTCCCATAACAACATCAGCATGTTGCAATAAAGCATCTGAACCATAAATATCAGAATCTAATACATAGTTTCCATATTCACCATCTCTTTGTCTATCTGGATTATCAATATTTCTATTTAATTGGCTAAGCACAACAAAAGCAATTGGATATTTTTTTTTCATCATAGTGAGAGCCTCACCTAAGCTATTTAACATCTCAAATTTGTCTTTTTGTCCTCTAGCAACTTTAAATAATGCAGAATGATCAATTGCAATCAACATGTTTACATATGTACCGTCTTCTTTTTTATTTTTATTCATTTCATAATGTATAGTTGCACACATTTCATCTACTGTACATGCATCATATATTACATTAATGAAATCAGATTTTTCAGACTTTTCATAATAATCAACACATTTGTAAAAGATTTTTTCATCAACTTTATTACCACCTTTACTCATTAATGTATTGTAATCAGCACCTGTATTCAGACTTAATTTTCTTATGCCGCTTGTTTCATCAACCATTTCCATTTGAAACTTTAAAACTCTAAATTCTTGGTCAGTGTTATGTTCAATGACATCATTAACCAACTGTTCCATAAATAAAGTTTTACCTGTTCCCGGTCTAGCACCTACTACAGTGATAGTTCTCCATTCTAATCCATCACAAAAAGCATCATTAAATTTAGGCCAAGCACTTTTTAAAGATTTAACATCTCCATTTCTCCTTGCTTTAATTTTTATAATAGCTTTTTTTAAAGCATCTCTTTCACTTACAGGCATGAGAGGCCTAGCTCCATTAAATAATTCTGCCATGATTAATTTTTAAGATTATTCTTTTTTACTTTAACATATAAAAAATGAAATATACTAACTACAAGTTCTATAAGTAAGTATTGACCAATTGTAAGAGATATAATCATCATATCTATAATAGAAAATGATAACCAGGTTCCTAATATGGCTATTAAAGTTAAAAGTAAAGTTTTATTAATATTCATTATACAATACGTTCTTTAAAATAAGATGTTTCTTCATCTGGATTATTATTAATTTGTTCACAGTAATTTGCTAAATCAGACTCAAAAGTTTTATCAATGCATTGTTTTCTTATGAAGAATTGAGAAGTTCTCATGTATTCATAATTTTTTAAACTATATTCATCAACATATTTTTCTGCAGCCTTTAAAATAACAGACCAATCATAATCATAGTTCTCAAAAAACCATCTAAATCCTGTTTCAAGATTTTTAATATTTACTCTTGCATATTTACCTGAAGAAAGTTTTCTATTTGGAAAAATTTCAACATATTCTTGCATTTTGTCAGTAAAATCTTGACCTAATAAGAATTGAGAAGTTTTTTTCTTGGTTTTTTTAAAGAAACTGTTGATTTCTTTTATAAAGATAAGACTTTTATTAGTTAAAGTCAAATTTTCACTTATCCAACCTGTTCTTTTTAATTTTTCAACTTGTATGCTTTTATTTACAAAATCATCAGGGACTACTTTTTCTTTTATACAATTTAAGACATAATAAGCATCTGGTGTAAGATCTTTTTCAGTTAATTTGTTAAATATTTCAGTCATTACCAAATAATTTTAGTATCATAGTTTTCTTGTAAAATTTTATTTGTTTTATTAAAAACATCTTCAGAATCCCATTTTTTATCTTCAGTATATAAACTACTTATGGGATGAGAAACATAAAACTTATAATTATTATCATTTACAGCATCTGCCCATACTTTAGCTTCTTTACCCATATAAATATAAACTAAGCCGTTTACATTCCAAGTTAAATAATCAAACAGATAAGCCATAAAAGGCTGCCATATAGAATAATGCTGACCGCTTTTTCCTACAGTAGTTGTTAAAGCTGTATTCAACATTAATACTCCTTGATTAGCCCATCTAGTTAAATCTGAATTAAGAGATCCTGGGTTTCCTTTATAAACATGCTTATTAATTTCTTCAAGCATTTGTGTTAAACCAGGTTGGCTTTCTTCAGAATTACTTGAACTAAAAGCAATACCATCAGCTATTCCAAATTGATTGTAAGGATCTTGACCAATGATTACAACTTTTAATTGATCTAATGGGCACTCCTCAAAAGCTCTGAACATTTGACTAAGCTTTGGAGTAAATCTTTTACCATCTAATGAAGCTTTAGCAAGTTTTTTAATAATATTATCAAAGTCAGAACTATAAATAAGAGATCTTAATTTTACACCCCAGCCTGATTTTTCTAATTTTTTGTATAATTTATTTTTAATATCTTCTATATCAAGTCTTTCTTTCATATTTTTTTATTAGGTTTGTTTAAAATTATCATTATGGCAATTACAGTTAAAGAAATAAAAGAAGATGCAATAATTAATATTTCTGTTAATAAAACATATTATCAAATGGTTAAAAATTTAGCTTTTTATGTGTACCAACAGTCAAATATAACTGATGCAAAAGAATATACCAAAGAAATTGCAAACACTCCTTACATTGAAATGACAGAATTACAGCAATCTTTTCACACATTAGTTTTATTAATTAAAGAAATAGAAAATCAAGCTGTTATTCAAAAAGTTATTGAAGAAAAACAAATTATTGAGCCAGGAGAAAAAGGTTATGTAGAACCTAAGCTAGATTAATATTAAACTGCTCTCTTCCTATTTGTATACATGCTTCAATAGCTAACATTAATTCATCTTTACTACAATCAGCAAAAGATTTATCTGCAATGCCAGAAGCATCTTTAATAACATTTTTCATTTCATCAAAAGTGTATCCAGCTTCTTTTGCTATTTCTCTTATACAAGCATGTACTTTTGCAAGTTGTGCTTTACTGTGATCTGCATCAGCTAGAGCTAAATACATTTCTATTTTCTGGCCTTCTGGAATCTTATCTAAGAAAATTTCATAGGCCAGTTTATCTTTAGGATTAGCATAAACTAACTTACCATTAGTCTTTATGACTTTACCACTAAACATCTTTA